CTTTTGTTTACAGGTGTAAGGCTGAAGCTAATCAAGTAGGTGCAAAAGCAGCAAAAGAAGGTACTCGTATTCATGCTTTAATTGAAAGTGGATTTAGAGGCGAAGGTTCAAATAAAACTTATGAAAGAGTTTTACAGTATTTAAACGAAGAGTTTCCAAATGAAACTTGGTTAGCTGAAGAATCTTTTTGTGCACCTCAAGGGTATGGCGGTAAAATAGATTTATACTCTAAGTCGGGCATATTTGTTGACTTTAAAACTAAAGATAATCTTAAGAACAAAGAAGCTGCTCAATTAGTATATGATGAACATGGAATGCAACTCTCAGCTTATGCTCAAGGTTGTCGTTTTAATAAACCCACTAGGGTTTCAATTTTTGTAGACAGAGCCGACACAGAATTAGTTTTAGGCTATGTCTGGGATAAAAGTTCTCATAAGAAACATAAAGAAATGTTTAATAGTATTTTAAAGTATTGGCAATTAGTTAAAAATTATGACTGGCAAGAATATAAAGTATAAGTTTAACGAAGATAAGATATTAAAAGAAATACAAGAGTACATAGACTTTACTTATAAGCAACATTACTCAAATAATAAATATCAAGCGACAGATATAATTATTGATGCTGGACATGGTGAGAGTTTTTGTCTTGGTAATATAGTTAAGTATGCTCTTAGATGTGGTAAAAAAGACGAAAAGTTAAAAGAGTTATTAAAGATAATTCATTATGGGATTATCGCAATATATATAGAGAAAAATAATGGTTGATAAAATAGGCGAGACTGAATACTTAGGCATAATAATAGATTACAATAGAGATAAAGACTTAGATAAATTTAGTTTAAATACTTTAGAGGATAGATACTTTTGGAAGGAGGAAACACATGCTCAAGAAGCTTTTGCGAGAGCTAGTATATATGGTGCAACTTATAAGGGCACTACTGACTTTGCCTTGGCTCAAAGATTATACGATTATGTTTCTAAGTTTTGGTTTATGTTTTCTACTCCTATACTTTCTAATGGTGGAACTACTCGGGGTCTTCCTATCAGTTGTTTTTTAAACTACGTTGGCGACTCAATAGACGAACTTACAGACCATTTCAAAGAAAATGCTAGACTAGCAAGTTCCGGTGGCGGTATTGGTGGTCATTGGGGCGACATTAGAAGTGATGGTACTTCAACTAGTAGTGGTAGTAAATCAACCGGTTCTATCCCTTTTATGAAAGTTGTTGACTCAGAGATGTTAGCTTTCAATCAAGGCACAACAAGAAGAGGAAGTTATGCTGCTTATACCGATATAAGTCATCCTGAAGTAGAAGAGTTCATGGTGATGAGAAAAGAAAGCGGAGGTGATTTAAATAGAAAGTGTTTAAATTTACATCATGGTGTTAATGTTACAAATGCTTTTCTTAAAGCGGTTGAACAAGATGAAAACTGGCGATTGATAGACCCTAAAAGTAAAAAAGCAGTTAAGGTTGTACCGGCTCGAGATTTGTGGCACAAACTATTAGATATTAGAGCAGAAACAGGTGAGCCTTATATTATTAACATAGATAATTGCAATAATGCTTTACCACAAAGTCAAAAAGATTTAGGTTTAGAAATAAAACAAAGTAACTTATGTTCGGAAATAACATTACCAACCAATGAAGAACGTACAGCAGTCTGTTGTTTATCGAGTGTTAATTTAGAGTGCTTTGATGAATGGTCACAAGACAATCAGTTTATTGCTGACCTAGTTAGAATGCTTGATAATATTTTGGAGCACTTTATAGATAATGCTATTGATGTAACTAATTTAGGTGGCTACAATTCAAACTATGAAAGATTTAAGAAACATATTAGAAAAGGTAAGGAAGGATTTACAAAAGCAGCTTACTCAGCTTATAGAGAAAGGTCTATTGGTTTGGGAGCAATGGGTTTCCATTCTTACTTACAATCTAAAAACATTCCGTTTGAAGGGATTTTTGCAACGGGATTTAATCACAAAGCATTTAGTCACATCAAAACTCTCGCTGTGGAAGCATCTCAAACTTTGTGTGAAGAGAGGGGGGAAGCTCCTGACATCGTTGGTACAGGCCGGAGGAATGCTCACCTTCTTGCTATTGCTCCTAATGCTAGTAGCAGTATTATATGTCGGGGAACTAGCCCGAGCATCGAACCAATCAGGGCAAATGTTTACACCCACAAAACACTCTCGGGCAGTTACAAAGTCAAAAACAAAAACTTAGATAAACTTATACAAAAAAAAGTATCTAGTAAGACTAAACAAAACAAACTTTGGCAAGAAATTAGTGATAATAGAGGCTCTATCCAAAACATTAAAATTTTTACGGATGAAGAAAAAGAGGTCTATAAAACTGCTAATGAAATTAATCAAGTGTGGGTTATTGAACATGCTTATAAAAGACAAGATTTTATTTGTCAAAGTCAGAGTGTAAATTTATTTTTTGTTTTACCTGAGTCCTCGTTAGCACAAGAAGGCCATGATGAGTATTTACAATATGTCAGTGATGTACATTGGTATGGAGCTAATAAATTAAAATCTTTATATTATTTTAGGTCTGATGCAGCAAAAGCTGCGGAGAATGTTAATATTAAAGTGCCAAGAATTAAATTAGACGAAGTAGAATGTATAGCATGTGAGGGTTAATGGCCGAGCCAAACTGGGATGATATAAGTAAATGGGAAGACGATAACGAAGCTCTTGTCATGTGGGTTGTTACGACCAACTGTATTCGAGAAAGAATGCAAGAGACTAATCAAGAGCTTGATGTAAAAGATTCATTAGTTTATGAATTTTGTTATCACTCTCGCAGAGGTTGGGAGATGGAGGAAATAAAAAATATGTTTAAGGATTTTGTTATTGAAACATTAAAGGAGGAATTAATACGAAATGGTAAACTTTAGAGAAAGACGAATTAAAGCACTAGAAGATTTTTATATCGGAAAGATAAATATGCATGTGATGAATGCCGAAACTTACTTTAGTAATAGTGTAGGTGTAGGTGAACATACTGATATTCAAGAAAGCATAGATAAAGAAATAGGTTATATTGCAGAATATAACGATAAATTAGAAATACTAAAACAATACTTTGGAGAAAAATAATGAGCTTATTAAGTACACGGGAACACTACAAACCTTTTGATTATAGTTGGATGTTTGACTACTATGACTTACAAAATAGAATGCACTGGCATCCAATGTCTGTCCCTTTACATACTGATGTCAAAGACTGGAATCAAAGATTAACAGATTCAGAAAAAAATTTATTAACACAGATATTTAGATTATTTACACAGTCAGATGTTGATGTAGCCGCAGGTTATGTTGATAGATACTTACCTTTATTTAAATTACCAGAAGCAAGAATGATGATGTTGTCATTCGGTAATATGGAAGCTATTCATCAACACTCTTATAGTTTATTACTAGACACTGTAGGTATGCCTGAAATAGAATACAAAGCTTTTGCCGAGTATGAAGAGATGGCAGATAAACATGATTATGTTTTAGATTTTAAAACTGCACGAAGCAATAAATATTCAATAGCTAAAGCCTTAGCAGTGTATTCTGCATTTACTGAAGGCTTACAATTATTTAGTAGTTTTGCTATTTTGATGAACTTTCAAAGATTTGGCAAAATGAAAGGCATGTGTCAGATTGTTGCTTACTCTATCAGGGATGAGAGTTTACATGTTGAAGCTATGACAAAACTATTTAGAGAATTTATAAAAGAAAATATAGAGATTTGGACAGATGACTTTAAAAAGGAAATCTATCAAATATGTCGGGAGATGGTAAAGTTAGAAGAAAAGTTTTTAGACTTAGTATTTGAGCTTGGAGATATAGAGGGCTTAACGAAAGAGGAAATGTATGCTTACAATAAATACATTGCCGATAGACGTTTGTTGCAGTTAGGATTAAAACCTAATTACAATCAAAAAGATAACCCTCTAACTTGGCTAGATGATGTTTTAGGAGTAGAACATCAGAACTTTTTTGAAGGACGAGCTACCTCGTATCAAAAAGCAGGTCTCAGAGGTGATTATGGTAAATTAACCTTTGCAGGATTTAATAATGACAACGAAACGAGAAGAAGCTCAGATATTAGCTTATAGATTGTTATATGATAGAAGTGGTAAATTAATTACTGAACGTATTAAAACAGATATTAAAGACCTCAAACCTTATTTTAAAAAACAAGATTACGAAGTTTTAAAAGTAATTTTAAGGGAAGCAGGACAAAAAATGGATGAAATACACAATCATATAGAAGGATGTCTTAACGCTAGAGTTTCCACAAATCATTAACCAGTTTTCTAAAAAATGACCTCACAGAATGCTCTGTAGTAAACGATTTAATATAAAGTAAGGGTATAAGTCCAAAAATATATAAAATTCGTTAGAGAGCATCTGAGGGGCTCTCACAGGGTTTACCCTAAATAGTGTAGATTTTTACTGGTTTTTCTTTACCTTTTACTAAAATAGAGTCTAATTCTATGGCTTTACCTTTGTATTTATTAATAGTTGCCTCTCCAATAACTAAATTTTTACCCACAGTTTTACATGAAGATTCTAAACGAGCTGCTAAGTTACAAGCATCACCCAAAACACTATATTCAAAACGGGAATCGCTTCCCATATTTCCTGCAACAACTTCTCCTGAATTTATTCCTATACCAATTTCAATATCTAACTCTGCTTCTTGCATTGCGTGTCGTATTTGAAGTGCTGTCTGAATAGCTTTTTCTTCATGGTGCTCTACATCTACTGGAGCATTCCACACAGCCATCATAGCATCGCCAATATATTTATCTACCATCCCATCATTATCTTTTACTGCATTGGCCTGAATAGTCAAAGCTTTATTCATAATCTCAATAACTTCTTCAGGCTTTAGTTTTTCTGATAAACTTGTAAAGCCTCTAACATCTGTAAACATAATAGTACAGTTTCTACGTTCACCACCAAGTTTTAAAAGTTCAGGATTATCTTGCAATCGTTTTACTTGTCTAGGGTCAAGATAATGTTCAAACTGTTTCTTTATTTGCTGTCGTAACTTATATTGTTGTCTAAATCTTAAATAAAATTGCTGGAGGGATAAAAGTGTCATACTTATCAAACTCCACGTTACATCTATCAAATAACCAAGTGAAATAAAATAATATCCTAAATAAGCCATAGAGCTAAATAAACCTCCAACTAATACACCAGATAGGGTCATACCAAAATAATTGATTACAAGAGCAGTGACGAGACCAGAGACAGATAATAAAAGTAATTCGGCAAATAATCTATAGTCAGGTATTTGTGGTGTCTCTAATAAAATAGATTCTGCTAAAGCTGCTTGAATTTTATGAGGTTCTAATAGACCTACTGGAGTTGCTACTTGATTAGAAATGCCTTTTGCAGTAAACCCAACAAAAACAAACTTATTTGTAACATCTAAATTATCTAAAGTAGTTTGTGGTGTATCAACCCAACTAATCCATTTACGCCCATAACTATCTGTGGGTATAGGGTCTAACCCTCTAACTCTTATCATCTCTATACCATTCTCATTAGTAATTATTTGATAAGTATTACCACCACCTAGTATTTTTAAAACCTCAGTGCCGAAAGATGCAACCCAACCATTGGGGGTTTGTTGTATTAAAGGTATTTGTCTCACAAGGTTGTCTACATCAACAGGTGCAGAAACAGCTCCTTGACTAGAATTGTTTTTTAGTATCTCGATATTTTGTAAAAACCCTTGAGCTTGGGGTAAATTTATATCAGGGCCTTTAATTACTGTACCATGAGTTTTTGGATAACTACTGTTTGCTACTTCTGGCATAGCAATAACACTAGGAGAATAAGACAGAGCTTCGGCAAATTTAATATCACCTCCCAATCTATCAGGATGTGGAAATAACATAACCCAACCTACACCCAAAGCACCCTCTTGCAGTAGCTTTATATGTATATCAGCAAGGGTTTGCCTAGGTAATGGATAACCCCCTTGACTATCAATATAATCTTCTGTTATATTAAGTATTGTAAAATACCCTGTCGGGTTTG